CCCCGCCTGCGTGTCCTGCTCCCCACGGACAGGACCATGACGGCGGATGAGTATGAGCCCTGTGCCCGCAAAATGGCGGAGTACATAGGCCTGGAGCTCATGGACCCCACCACCTTTGAGGTGTCCCGCCTCATGTATTGGCCGTCCTGCTGCGCTGACAGCCAATACATCTATGTGTGGAAAGACAAGCCTCTGCTCTCTGCCAACGGCCTGCTGGCCAAATACGATGACTGGACCGACTGCACCGCCTGGCCCCAGGTGCCGGGCGCTCTGAGCCTGCCCAAGCTGGCCGTCAAGCAGGGGGACCCGGAGGGCAAGACCGGCGTGGTGGGCGCTTTCTGCCGCACCTATGACATCTACCGGGCCATGGATGAGCTCATCCCCGGCATCTATGAGCCGGTGGACAATATGCCGGGCCGCTACACCTACCTGGGCGGCTCCACCACCGGCGGCGCTGTCATCTACGACAACGGCAAATTCCTCTATTCCCACCACGCCACCGACCCGTGCAGCAACCGTCTGGTCAATGCCTTTGATATGGTCCGCCTCCACCGCTTTGGGGACAAGGACGATGAGGCCCAGCCGGGCACTCCCACCAACCGCCTGCCCTCCTACAAGGCCATGTGTGAGCTGGCCGTGGAGGACAAGGATGTGGCCGCCTTGATGAGCCAGGAGCGCTACCAGGAGGCCGTGCAGGACTTTGAGGGCGTCACCGGCACCAACGATGAGGACCCCGCCAACTGGATGGGCAAGCTGGCCGTGAACACCCAAACGGGCCTGCCCAAGTCCACCATTGACAATGTGTGGATTATCCTGGAGCATGACCCCCTCCTCAAAGGCAAGTTTGCCCTCAACCAGTTTGCGGGCCGTGGTGAGGTTCTGGGGGCCCTGCCATGGGACGCCCGGACGGGCCGCCGCTTTTGGGATGACAACGACAACCAGGGCCTCTATTGGTACATGGAGCGCTACCACCACATCACCGGCAACGGCAAGATTGACGGGGCGCTTTCCCTGCACTCCACCGCCCACGCTTTCAATGAGATACAGGACTATCTCAAGGGCCTTGTCTGGGACGGGACGCCCCGCCTGGACACGCTCTTTGTGGACTACCTGGGGGCCGCTGACACCCCCTACACCAGGGCCGTGACCCGCAAGTCATTCACCGCCGCCGTGGCCCGTGCCATGGTCCCCGGCATCAAGTATGACACTATGCTCATCCTCTCCGGGCCGCAAGGCCTGGGCAAAAGCACTCTTTTGGATAAGATGAGCCGGGGCTGGTTTAATGACAGCATCCGCACCTTTGAGGGCAAGGAGGCCTCTGAACTGCTCCAGGGCGTCTGGCTGGTGGAGGTGTCCGAGCTGGACGCTTTCCGCCGGACGGATGTGGCCCGCATCAAGCAGTTTCTCTCCCTGCGGGCGGACCGTTTCCGGGCCGCCTATGGCCGCCATGTCAAGGAGCTGCCCCGGTGCTGCGTGTTCTTCGGCACCACCAACACCTCCGACTATCTCCAGGACCGTACCGGCAACCGGCGCTTTTGGCCGGTGGATGTGGGCGTGGTCCCGCACACGAAAACGGTGTGGTCCGATCTGCCGGAGGAGATTGACCAGCTATGGGCGGAGGCCGTGGTCCGCTGGAGGGCCGGAGAGCCCCTTTTCCTCAGAGGGGAGCTGGAGGACGCCGCCAAGCAAAAGCAGGAGGAGCACCGGGAGGCCAGCACCAGGGAGGGCATCATCATGGACTTTCTGGACAAGCAGGTCCCGGAGGACTGGCAGAGCTGGCCGCTGGACCGCCGCCGCATGTTCTGGGGCGGCGCTGTGCAGGGTGAGGTCAAGCTGGTGGACCGTGACCGGGTGTGTGCCCTGGAGGTGTGGTGTGAGGCCCTGGACGGCAAGCAAAAGGACATCCGCTACTCCGACACGGCGGAAATCAACAGTATCATTGAGGCCTCCGGCGGCTGGGAAAAGAGCAAAAGCGCCTTGCGTTTTGGCTACTGCGGAGCCCAGAGAGGCTTTCTAAAGAGGCGTAACATTTAGTGTAACATTGCCTGCAACATTGATTTTGAATGTTACATCTGCCTGCAACATGTTGCGGGCAATGTTACGGGCAATGTTACGGCCTAAACCCTTGAAAACACTGGACTTTTTAAGGCTCTGCAACATTGCAACATTCATTTCTATTGATTTTGAAAATAGAGAGAATTAGAGGATTAGAGAAAATAAAAACTCTCTAAACCGCCTGTATACGCATAAGTACGCGCGCGAGGTTACATTGTTGCAGGACCCGATTGGAGGCTGAAAAGATTGAGAGAAAGCAGCATTGAGAGCTACCTGGTCCGCAAGGTGAAAGAGCACGGCGGCCTGTGTTATAAATTCGTGTCCCCCGGCAATCCTGGTGTGCCGGACCGCATCATCATCACCCCCACCGGCAAGACGGTGTATGTGGAGCTGAAAACCGAGATTGGGAGGCTGGCCAAGGTCCAGAAATGGCAGAGAGGTGAGCTGGAGAAACGGGGGGCGGATGTCCGGGTGCTTTATGGGATGGATGCCGTGAAAGAGTTTCTGAGGGAGGTTTTTGGCGATGCAGTACATACCGCATGACTACCAGGCCTACTGCATCCAGCGGGTGGTGGAGGACCCCACGGTGGGGCTGTTTCTCCGGCCAGGGCTGGGCAAAACGGTCATCACCCTGTCTGCGGTCAACATCCTCAAGTATTTCCGCTGGCAGGTGGCCAAGGTCCTGGTGGTGGCCCCCAAAAAGGTGGCGGAGGCCACCTGGAGCAAGGAGGCGGCCAAATGGGACCACCTCCAGCATCTTCGGGTGTCCACCGTCCTGGGGAGTGCCACCAAGCGCATCAAGGCCCTCAACACTCCGGCGGATGTCTATGTCATCAACCGTGAAAATTTTGAGTGGCTGGTGGACTACTACCAGCAGGCCTGGCCGTTTGACATGGTGGTTTTCGATGAAAGCACCAGTTTCAAAAACCCCCAGAGCAAGCGGTTTAAGGCGGCCAAGCGCATCCGCCGGTTTATCAAGAAAGTGGTGCTGCTGACCGGCACGCCGTCCTCCAAGGGGCTGATTGATCTGTGGGCCCAGGTGTACCTCCTGGACGGCGGGGCCCGTCTGGGGCCCACGCTTTCCGCCTACCGGGAGAGATACTTTGACCCGGACCAGCGGAGCCGGACCCAGATTTTCTCCTACAAGGCCAAGGACGGAGCGGAGAGCGCCGTGCTGGGTGCCATCTCCGACATCTGCATCTCCATGAAAGCGGAGGACTACCTGCAACTGCCGGACTTCATCCAGCATGAAATCCCCGTCATGCTGGACCCCAAGGCCAAAAAGGCCTATGACCAGTTTGAGCGGGACCTGCTGCTGGAGGTGGATGAGGACATTATCACGGCGGGCACCGCCGGGGTCCTGGTGGGCAAGCTGCTGCAATTCTGCAATGGGGCCGTGTATGGCAATGACGGCAAGGTGGTCCCGGTGCATGACTGCAAGCTGGAGGCCTACACGGAGCTGCTGGAGCAACTCAATGGGGAGCATTGCCTCACATTCTACGGCTACCAGCACGACAAGGACCGCATCCTGGAGCGCCTGGAGAAGTACAACCGGGGCCGGGCGGACAAGCTGCGGGTCCGGGTGTATAAGGGCGTGGAGGATGAGGAGGCCTGGAACGCCGGAGAGGTGGATGTGCTGCTGGTACATCCGGCCTCTTGCGCCTACGGGCTCAACCTCCAGGCCGGTGGCCGCCATGTGGTGTGGTATGGCTTAAACTGGAGTTTCGAGCTGAACGACCAGGGCAACTGCCGCCTGTACCGGCAGGGCTCCCCCTACGAAAAGGTGTTCGTGCATTACCTCATTGTGCAGGGCTGTGAGGATGAGGATGTCATGGCCACCATACGGGACCGGGCAGACACCCACGAGGCTGTCATGCGGGCCCTCAAGGCCAGAATACGCAAGGTAAAGGAGAGTGTGGCATGAATAACCCAACTGTGATTTTGAACGGTGACCAGGTGTATTGTGATGAGCTCATCCGGGAAAACGCCCGGCTGACCATCCAGCATGAGGTGGACCAGCAGAAAATGGAGGCCCTGGAGCGGCAGATTGAGGACCAGGCGGCGAACATCGCCAGCCTTGAGGCCCATTCCTACGCACGGGAGGACCTGGAGGAGCTGGCCGACCTGCGGCGCACGGTGGACAAGGCCATCAAGGACCTGCACTTTGTCATGGCCGGTGGTGACCCGTGCAAGGTGTGCGCCAAGGTGTGCATGATGGGTGAGGGCAACTGCCAGCCGGTGTGGATGGGGGAAAAGACAGTATGACTTTGAAAGAACTGTCCCAGCTTTACTACCTCAACCGGGAGATTGAGATGGACAAGCGCCGCCTCCAAGAGCTGGAGGTCAAGGCTCTGCCGGGCTCCCAGGTCCTCACCGGAATGCCTCACACCCCTGGCGTCAAGGACAAGGTGGGTGAGTATGCGGCGGAGATTGCCGATCTGAGAGGCATTATTGAGGCCAAGCACCAGCAATGCCTCTATGAGCGGAGCCGCCTGGAGCGCTACATCTCCAGCATTGATGACAGCCTCCTCCGGCAGATTTTCACCTATCGGTTTATCAATGGACTCCCCTGGCGGCAGGTGGCCGCCTGCATCGGCGGGGGGAATACCGAGGACGGATGCAGAAAAGCTGTGCAACGGTATCTGGAACGGAACTAAAGCAAGTTGTCCGTTTTGTCCGCTACATAGTGTGCTACAATGTAACTGCGGGTGTATGCCTCATCATGGTATTACCTCCTTTGAGGGTGGCGGCAGGGTGACGGAGCTGAAAACCAGACCCCTGCCGCCATTCACCTATGATTTTTCGGGCTGCTTTCCCCTGTGCGGGGAGGGCGGCCTTTTACTATGTTCTGGGGTGGTGAGTGTGGCAAAGCTGAATGACAAGCAAAAGCGGTTTGTGGATGAGTACCTGGTGGACCTCAATGCCACCGCCGCCGCAAAGCGGGCCGGGTACAGCGAAAAGACAGCGTACAGCATGGGCCAACGGCTGTTGAAAAAAGTTGAAATCCAAGCCGCTATCCAAAAGCGCCAGGCAAAGCTCCGGGGCAAGCTGGAAATCACCCAGGAGCGGGTGCTGGAGGAGCTGGCCGCTATCGCCTTTGCCAACGGCACCGACTTTGCAACCATCACCCACAACGGCCTGGTCCGGCTGACCCCCACGGATGAGGTGCCGGAGGAAAAGAAAAAGGCCGTTGCCTCCATCAAGGAGGGCCAATATGGCACGGAAATCAAGCTCCATGACAAGGTGAGGGCCCTGGAGCTGCTGGGCAAGCACCTGGGCGTCTTTGACGCCAACAACGGCTCCGCCAATGAGCAGGAAAACAACATCTTTGAGGTGATTGAGGAAAGCACCAGAGAGGAGATAGGCACGGATGAGATACCAGAAATTGAGCCCCCGGCAAAACCTGGCCATGACCTGGTGGAATAGGCCGGGCTTTGGGGACTATGACGGCATCATCTGTGACGGCTCCATCCGCTCCGGCAAGACCGTGGCCATGACGGTGGGCTTTATCATGTGGGCCATGTGCCGCTTTCAAGGTCAAAATTTTGCCCTGTGCGGCAAGACCATTGAGAGCCTGCGGCGCAATGTGACCACCAACCTGCCCACCTGGCTGGCCGGGGTGTTCTCTTTCCGGGAATACCGCACCGAAAACAAAATTGTGGTGAGCGCCGCCGGGCGCTCCAATAACTTCTACCTGTTCGGCGGACGGGATGAAAGCAGCGCCTCCCTCATCCAGGGCATCACCCTGGCGGGCGTCCTGCTGGATGAGGTGGCCCTCATGCCCCGCTCTTTCGTGGAGCAGGCCTGTGCCCGGTGCAGCGTGGAGGGCTCCAAGCTCTGGTTTAACTGCAACCCGGAGGGGCCCAGCCATTGGTTTTATCTCACCTGGGTGCTGGAGGCAGGCAAGCGGAACATGCTGCACCTCCATTTCACCATGGATGACAACCTCAGCCTCTCCGCCGCCGTCAAGGCCAGGTATGAGAGCCTATACTCCGGCGTGTTTTATGACCGCTTTATCCGGGGCCTCTGGGTGGTGGCGGAGGGGCTGATTTACACCATGTTCAACAAGGATTTTCATGTGGTGCCGGATGTGCCCCGGCCCTATGACCGCTACTACATCTCCGTGGACTATGGCACCGTAAACCCCACCAGCATGGGGCTCTGGGGCCGGGCCTCCGGGAAATGGTATCGTATGCGGGAGTATTACTTTGACAGCCGCAAAGAGGGCCGCCAGCGCACCGATGAGGAGCACTATTTTGAGCTGGAGCGCCTGGCCGGTGACCTGCCCATCCGGGCGGTCATCGTGGACCCCTCAGCGGCCAGCTTTATTGAGGCCATCCGGCGGCATGGCCGCTTTTATGTGGAAAAGGCCTCCAACGCCGTCCTGGACGGCATCCGGGATGTGGCCACCCGGCTCCAAAGCGGGGACATCTTCATCTGCTCCGGCTGCACGGACTGCATCCGGGAGTTTGGGCTCTACCGCTGGGACGAAAAGGCCCCCATGGACCGGCCCATCAAGGAGAATGACCACGCCATGGATGATGTGCGCTATTTTGTCCACAAGATTTTTGGGCCGCAACTTTTCAGCTTTTGAGGTGTGCCATGTTTGAGCAGCAGTATGTGTTGAATAAAATCGAACAATGGGCGGAGCGCCTGCCATACCGCACTTTGCGGATTGAGGTGGAGCTCCCTGGGCAGACCCTCACCCTGGAGAAAAGCAAGGCCCGGCCCATTGGATTTAATCCCCCCCCCTTTAGTTTGGCGCGTTCCTGAACTTTATCAAATCGGTATCTCGTGAGTGACTTTAGTTCTTCGTTGTGATATGCTGTATCTGTGTAGGACTTG